ACGCAGAGCAGCAGCACCCAGCGCGTGGTGCAAGAGGTCATCTTCAGCGGCGCACAGACCACCGAGCCGATCTACGTCACCGCCTCGCTGCTGTTGCTGCATGGCTGGACGATGACGCTGAAGAAGAACCAAGGCACCGACCGTGCCATCCCGTACTCCATCCGCGCAGTGACTTGATATGTGGTTTACGCCGCTGCTGCAAGGTGGTGCGCAGCAGCAAGCTGGCGGCGCAGCAGCCGACGCATTTCAGTCTGATGCATTCCAGACTGACGCATTCCAGACTAGCGCGGGCGCTGGGGTAAACCACGCTACTAGTGGCGCCCTTGTTGGCCCGGGGGCCACTGTTGCGGGCACTGCGGCCCGTGTTGCCGGGCACGTCACTACCGGCGATCTGATCGGCCCAGGTTCAACGCTGTCGGGCAATGCCAGCCGTTTCCGAGCGTTTGACACCAGCGGGGTCTTGACCGGCCAAGGCTCAACGCTGTCGGGCAGCGCCAGCCGCTTCCGGACGTTCGACACCACCGGCGACCTGATTGGCCAAGGGGCTACGGTCACCGGCGCTGCGGCTCGCTTTCGAGCGTTTGACACCAGCGGCGTTCTCAACGGCCCAGGCGCTATCATTGTCGGCAGCGCCAACCGCACCGGCGCGGCGCTCACGCATGACACCACGGGCGTGCTGGTAGGCCCCGGGTCGGCCATCGTCGGCCAAGCCGACCACATCTCACTCTACCCAGACCCGTCTGTCGTCCTTGCAGGCGTACAATACGGGCCGGGTGGCATCTATGTTGGCACCTTGACCGTAGGTGCCGGCCAGCGAATAATCAGGCTACGGTCGTTTACAGAAAGCGATTGACATGGCACTTACGCTCAAAGCAATCACGACTCGGCTGGGGTATCAGCAGATCACCTCACTGAGTTCCGCCGCCGGTTTGACGGTCCCGCAAACTGACCTGAACGGCCTGGCATGCAAGCCCACCCTGGCCATCATCACCGCTGAGACGCAAGCCGTCCGCTGGCGCGATGACGACACCGCGCCCACCGCGTCTGTCGGCATGCCGCTGGCTGCGGGCGCCACGTTGCAGTACGACGGTGACCTGACCAAGATTCAGTTCATTGAGCAGACGGCCAGCGCCAGGCTCAACATCTCGTATTACGCATAAGGAGCCGTCATGTACGTCTTCGACCAATCGGGCGTTGTTGATTCGGCCAAGCTGATTGAGTACATCACCAAGGAATTTCCTGGTGAGTTCAAGCGGTTGATCGAAGCGCGTGACGAGTTGGCTGTGCGCCAAGGCGCGCTGTCTGCGGCCAAGGATGCTGCTGCTGACCGCGAAGCCGCGGCTGGTGAACTGGCCGCCGCCAAAACGCAGGCCAAGGAACTGCTGGACAACGCCAAGGCCGCCAACGCCGAGTCTGCGGCCAAGGCCAAGGATCTGACGGCCCGGGAAAAGGCGCTGGCTGCCAAAGAGGCAGACTTCGCCGTTCGGGTGCAGGCCAAGCAGTCTGAACTGGACGCCAACGAGCAGACGTTGGCTCTGCGCGAAACCGCAATCAACCAGACCGCTGCTGTTCAGACCGAACAGGCCGCGCGGATGGACGCCGCAGAACTCGCGCTCAACGCCCGCATCAAGGCGTTTCAAGACAAGGTTGCTGCTCTCAGCGTTTGAGGTGACTCATGCCCGGCGTGAAGATTTCCGAACTCCCAGCCGCGACCACCCCGCTGGCTGGCACTGAACTGCTGGCCATCGTCCAAGGCGGCGTCACTAAGCAAGCGTCCGCTGACGCCGTGCTACCGACGAAGATAAGCGGGAACGTATCCGCCACCGCCGCCACGCCCATCACCGTCTACACCGTCGCTGCGGCCGGCGCCTACTACCTGTATGCCTACGTCTCCGCAAGCGGCACCACTTACAGATCGGTCTATTTAGTGACGACTGACGGCACCACGGCAGAAGTCACTGCGCTGAAAGCCGGTACGAATTTGACCGTCGCCATGAGCGGGTTAAATGTGCAAGTCACCAGCGCCGCTACTGCCGGTGTCAACTGGTCAATCATTCAGCAGACCTACCCGTGATCCCCCACGACAAAGCCCTCCACGCCCTGGTCGGCGGTGCCATCTTCAGCGCCGCCTACGTCCTCTTCACCCTCGCGGGTCTGCCAGCCCTGCACATCGCAGCAGGTGCCGTAGTGCTGGCCGCTGTGGGCAAGGAAGTGCACGACCACCTGAACCGCGACAAGCACACCCCCGACCTCATGGACGCCGTTGCCACGGTGGCTGGGGGCGCGATAGTCGCGGCGCCGGTATGCTTGAAATATCTATAGCCCAAGTGCTATAGTCAACAAAACCTTACTGGCCGGGTTGACCAGGGCTCACAACGAGCATCCATGACTGAAGAAGTCCAAGTCCTAGCGGAAGCAGACTCCGCGCCGGCACAGGTGGCAACGGCTGCGCCTGATACCGAAGTTCAAGCGCCGGAAATCGCTGAGAACCAAGCCGAACAGACTGAGGAGAAGAAATTCACCCAGGCTGAAATCGACGCGATGATCAGCAAGCGCCTTGCAAGAGAGCAGCGCAAGTGGGAAAGAGAGCAGCAGGCCAAGCTGGCGGAAACGCAAGCAAAGCCGGTGCCGAAGGAACTGCCGTCAGTTGACCAGTTTGAGTCCCCGGAAGCCTACGCAGACGCGCTGGCGATCCGAAAGGCCGAAGAACTGCTGAACCAGCGGGAGCGCCAGAAGCAGCAAGCTGAACTTCGCAACGCCTATGCCGACCGCGAAGAACAGGCTCGGGACAAGTACGACGACTTTGAACAAGTCGCCTACAACCCGAATCTGCCCATCACGGATGTCATGGCCGAGACGATTCAGGCGTCTGACGTTGGACCCGATGTAGCCTACTACCTCGGTGCCAATCCGAAAGAAGCCGCTCGTATTTCTCGTCTGTCGCCGTTCTTGCAGGCAAAGGAAATTGGGAAGATTGAAGCCAGACTAGGCGACAGCCCTCCCGCCAAACGAACCTCATCCGCGCCAGCACCGATCACACCTGTCACCGCCCGCAGCACTGCCAACTCGTCTTACGACACGACAGACCCGCGCTCGATCAAGAGCATGAGTACGTCAGAGTGGATTGAAGCGGAACGCGCCCGACAGTTGCGTAAGATGCAGGCTCAGATGNCCCGCTAAGACTTGAAAGGAATACACCGTGAGCAATTCACTGCTTACCATTGACATGATCACCAGGAAGGCCCTGGAGATCCTTGAGAACAATCTGGTTCTTACCCGTAACGTCAACCGCCAGTACGACGACTCGTTCGCCGTCGAAGGCGCGAAGATCGGCTCCACCCTGCGTATCCGCCTGCCGGACCGCGCTCTGGTGACTGACGGTGCCGCCCTGCAAGTGCAGGACGACAACGAGCAGTTCACGACCCTCTCGGTCGCCTCGCAGAAGCACATCGGCGTGAACTTCACGTCCGCCGAACTGACGATGCAGTTGGACGACTTCGCGGATCGCGTGCTGAAGCCTCGTATCAGCCAACTCGCTGCCAGCATCGACGCCGANGTGGCCAACGCCTTCAAGACGATTGGCAACTCGGTGGGCACCCCCGGCACCACGCCGGCCACCTCGCTGGTTCTGCTGCAAGCCCAGCAGAAGCTCAACGAGAACGCCGCTGTGATGTCGCCTCGCTATGCCACCGTCAACCCGGCTGCCAACGCCGGTCTGGTGGAAGGCATGAAGGGCCTGTTCAACCCGACNGACACTGTCAGCAAGCAGTTCAAGAACGGCATGATGGGCACCGGCGTGCTGGGCTTCGACGAGATCAATATGTCTCAGTCGATCAAGGTCTTCACGACCGGCTCGCGCACCGCCACTGGCGGCACCACCTCCGCTGCGGTTTCGACCGAAGGCGCAACCACCATCGCCATCACCGGCGCTGGCGCAAGCGCGACGGTCAAGGCCGGCGATGTGTTCACCGTGGCTGACTGCTTCGCCGTGAACCCGCAAACCCGTGAGTCCACCGGCTCGCTGTTCCAGTTCGTGGTTCTGGCTGACGTGACCCTGAGCGGCGCGGGTGCTGGCAACATCACCGTGTCGCCGGTCTACTCGGCCAACCACGCTCTGGCCACCGTGAACGCGCTGCCTGGCAACAGCAAGGCCATCGTGTTCCTCGGCGCTGCGTCTACTGGCTACGCTCAGAACCTGGTCTACCACAAGGACGCCATCACGTTCGCCACCGCCGACCTCCTGCTGCCGCAGGGTGTTGACATGGCTTCGCGTGCCGTCCACAACGGTATCAGCCTGCGCGTCGTGCGTCAGTACGACATCAACAACGACCGCATGCCCTGCCGGATCGACGTGCTGTACGGCTACAGCACTATTCGTCCGCAGATGGCTTGCCGTCTCTGGGGCTGATGAAGATGGGGGCTACGGCCCCCACTCTCTCAACTGAACACTGAAAGGATTTCTATCATGGCACTCCCTAATGGCGCTGGCGGCTACCAAGTCGGCGACGGCAACGTCAACGATCCGATCATCGACCTGATCGCTGACCCCGTTTCCATCACTGCGACCGCGACTCTGACTGTTGCGCAAGTTCTGAACGGCCTGATCCTGGCCAACAGCGGCATCACCTCTGCACAGACCTACACGCTGCCCACGGTCGCGGATCTGGAAGCCGTGCTGATCAACTCTGACCGCATCGGCACCACGTTCTCGTTCCGCGTGGTCAACCTCGGCACCTCTTCCGGCACCGCGATCATTTCCGCGGGCACCGGCTGGACGGTTTCGGGTTCGCTGACCATGACCATCCCCACCACGACCGGCGCCCAGATGGTCGCTCGGAAGTCGGCGGCTGGTGCGTGGACGCTGTACCGCGTGGCCTGATCAACCAGGGGGCTTCGGCCCCCGATTCTGAAAGGAACGATCATGCCGAATACCAAGGCAGTAGGCGTCGCGTACAGCGACCCTGAGTTTGAAAGCGTTACCGTCACCGGCGCCATTACCGGCGCCAGTGTGTCGGCTACCGGCGCACTGAACGGCACCATGCTGGACTTGAATGCGCCCGTCATCAAGACGGCTTCGTTCACGCTCGGCGACACGGAAAACTTCGTTGTTTGCAACGGCGGCGCCAGCATCACGGTCACGTTCCCCTCCGCTGCGGCCAGCACTGGCCGCATCGTGTGGATCAAGACCATCGCTGCTCAGACCGTTGTGTCGGCGTC